GGTTCCCCGCGCCGTCATTTTGTGCGAGTTTCCTGTAAAACCTTAATGGAAACAAAGTTAGAAAAGGAAAAACTTTTGTAAGTTTAAAGAACCAATGAAATACCCTTGCCTTATCACAAAAAAAATCAGCGAGCTCCAGCCAGCTTCATACAACCCAAGAAAAATTTCTTCCGATGCGTTGGGAAGGCTCACGAAAAGTTTGAGCGAGCTTGGAAATCTTCAGCCGATCACTTGGAACGCCAAGACCGGGAACATTGTTGGAGGCCATCAAAGGCTAAAGTGCTATTCAGCACTTCAAAAAGAGGAGGTTGAGGTTTGGGCGGTTTGGCTGGATGAGACACAAGAAAAAGCGGCCAACATCGCCCTAAACAAATTAAGTGGAGAATTCGACTTGCCAGCCCTCAAAGACCTTATTGAAGAACTGGATACTGGGGAAATTGATTTGGATATTACAGGCTTTGGGGCTGATGAATTGGGCGAACTCATGGAACAAACAAAACCAGAAGAAAAAGAACTTGGAGACAGCGGAGAAAAATGTGAGGCTTGTGGCCGTCCGCTATAATGAATGATACGCCAAACAGAGCTAGTGGAAAAGTGGGGGATGTCGAAAGGCCAAATCTCAAAGATGGTGGCGAGGGGGATGCCATTGACCTCGGAGGCCGATGCGATGAGGTGGAGGATGGAAAACCAACAAGCCATCGCAAGAACCCCGCCCCCGCTAAAACCAGAATCAGAAGAACCAGAATCTCAAAGTATTTCTGATGAGGATTTGTCCGCCCTTAATACGCTGGGAAGGCTCCTTCGGGCGCAACGGATGGAGGTTGCGGCATTTAGGCTTATGGTGCGAGCGGCGAAAGAATCAAACCCGATTGCTACAAGAGCCGCCATTCATGCTTACGAGCGAGCGCAAAAAGTTGTTCGCCAAGCCGAGATAGACCACAATGAGGAACAGGCTCACCTTCGACAAACACTTTCGGCTGACGAAGTTCAAGAAACTTTCACGAAATACCTTGGCGGGATTCGTGCGCTATTGGATGCAATGCCATCAAGTATCTGTTCAAGGGCAAACCCAAGCGACCCAGAATGTGCCAAGCAAGCGGTTGAGGATGGAGTAAACCAAATCTTCTTGGCTATTCAAAAGGCAGAAGGGGCTTTTAAATGAACGACCCCCTTGTGATTTTCCTTGGCTTCTTTGCGTTGTGTTGTGTTATTCTTTCTATGACGGAATGAACCCGCTATTACCACCCCCCAAAGAGACAAGGCACAACATCATCTCGCTTGGTGCTGGGGTTCAGTCATCGTGCATGGCTTTGATGTGCGCCAAGGGTGAGATTAAGCCAATGCCAGACTTTGCAATTTTTGCCGACACGCAAGATGAGCCAAAAAGCGTTTATGATTGGCTAGAAAGGCTGAAAGCGATGTTGCCATTCCCTGTCTATATTGTAACCGCCGGGAGCCTGTCGAAAGAAACATTAAAAATGCGAGTCACAAAAGACGGGCGAAAATTTAGCAGAACAAACATTCCATTCTTTACGAAAAGTGCAAAGGGCAAAAGGGGGAAGATAGTTTTTCGCTCATGCACTTCTGATTTTAAGATAAAACCAATAATGAAGGAAACTAGGGCTAGATGTGAAATTAAAAGGGGTCAAAAAGAAATAAGCGTCACCCAATATATCGGCATAAGCTGGGATGAGTGGCATAGGTGTAAACCATCAAGAGATGCTTGGGCGCAAAGCCGATGGCCTCTTATCGAGCTAAAGATGACCCGTCAACATTGTCTTAATTGGATGCTCAAGAACAACTACCCAACACCGCCAAGATCATCTTGTGTTTATTGTCCGTTTCACTCCGACAGGGAATGGAAGCGGCTAAAGAAAGAGGAGCCAGAAGCCTTTGCAAAAGCCGTGGAGTTTGAGAAGCAAATTCAAGCCGCAAAAAAGAATAGGGAAAACTTTGACTCAACTCCATTTTTGCACAAGTCATGCGTCCCGCTTGAGGAGGTTGATTTGCGAGACGATTTTGATAAAGGCCAGATGGATATTTTTGGAGCTGGGCATACTTATTGCGAAGATGGAATGTGCGGCGTATGAAACGCTCCCCACTTAAAAGAAAAACCCCACTTAAAAGAAGCGGTCGAAAACTTCGACCAGTCTCCAAGAAAAGAGCAAGGGAAAATCAGGCTTATACTTGGCTTCGGGAATGGTATTTGGAGCAGAATCCAGCTTGCGAAATCTGTGGAAAGAAAGCAACCCAAATCCACCATAAGCGAGGTCGATTTGGGGCAAGGCTAAATGAAAAGGAATATTTTATGGCAATCTGTATGGCTTGCCATGATTGGATTCATAGAAACCCAATGGAAGCCTATGCCAAGGGCTATATGCTTTTAAGATGAATGAAAACAGAGGAACGAATCAAATCCTTGTTTGTCCCAAGGAAAAAACTTTCCATTCCAGAATGGTGCGAGGCCAATCTCACCCTCTCGGCTAGGGTTACAAACATACCCGGCCCATATTCAACCACGCTCACGCCCTATGTAAAAGAGCCGCTAGAGGCTTTCGGAAATGATTCGATTCGGCGAGTCACTTTAGTTTGGGGAGCGCAGACATCCAAGACAACCACGATCCTTGCTGGCCTAGCCTACCGTTTGGCAGAAAGACCCTGCCCCGCATTATGGGTGATGCCTAGTGAGCAACTAGCAAGGAGCTTTAGCGAAACCCGATGGCTTCCGATGGTGGATGATTGCCCATCTCTAGCAAAAGAACGCCCGATTGATACCGACAAAATCAAAATCCTAGAGCAACACTTTCAGAAAATGTCTCTATGGTTTGTCGGGTCGAATAGCCCCGCAAATCTTTCCAGTCGGTCAGTTTCGCTTTTGATGCTTGATGAGGTGGACAAGTTTTCCGATGGCTCCTCATCAAAAGAAGCCGGGGCATTGCAATTAGCCGAGGCCAGAGTTGCGACCTATCCAAACCATCTAATCATCTCAACTAGCACCCCCACAACCGCAGACTCAATTATATGGGCGGAATGGTTGAAGGGAGATATGCGGTTTTATTTTGTTCCCTGCCCTCATTGCGGACACAAGCAGAAGCTACTTTGGGAACAGGTGAAATGGGACAAGGCCGCAAAACTAAGCGACACAGAATGGGATTTTGGGCTGGTAAAATCATCAGCCTTTTATGAGTGCGTAGAGTGCAATGGGCAAATTCGGGACGGACAAAAAACAAAAATGCTTCGGGATGGGGAATGGATTGTCACAAACCCCAAAGGGGAGCCGGGGCGGAGGAGCTACCACCTTAATGGACTATACGCTCCTTGGGTGACTTTCGGCTCTCTGGCGGTGAAATGGCTACAAGATAAAAATGGAATCTTGGGCTTACAGGATTTTGTAAACCGCATCTTGGCGGAGCCTTGGTTGGAGCATGAAACAGAGCGTGTAGAGATAAAGCCCGGAGCCTACAAGATGGGAGAGATTCGCATGGGCGAGTTCCCTGTAATGAGTTGCGACATCCAAGAGGCAGGGGGCTTCCACGCTTGGGCTATTATTAGGGCTTGGGATACAGAAGGAAAATCTAGGCTTGTATGGGCGGGAAGGCTTGAGACTTGGGGCGACATCCAAGCGAAGACCGAGGAGTTTTCAGTTAAATCCGCCGCCGTCTTTTGCGATTCGGGGGATCAGACTAGGGATGTTTATTTGAATTGTTGTAAGAACGGCTGGATTGCGCTTGTTGGCTCCGACAAAGCCAGCTTCTCCGAGATTGTGGGTAATGCCAAGGTTCAACGCCCCTACGCCAGAATTGCCAATGGCGACCCCTTCAGCGGGAAACAAACCATGTCCAAGGATGGCTGGAAATGGAAGCTCTGCCCTGTATGGCGTTGGTCGAACCCGGCCATCAAAGACATCTTGGCAAACTTCCTAAAAACAGAGGGATGGGTGGCCGAAGATACGCCTTCGGTCTATTTCGAGCATATCAACGCAGAGGCCAAGGTAAGGGTAAAGAACCCACTTACAGGCAGGGAGCGCATGGTTTGGAAGCAAGTCGGCAAAAACAATCACTTAATGGATGCCGAGTGCATGAACATTGTTGGGGCGGCCTTGCATGGAAAATTAAAGGTCACGGCAAGCGATCTCAACCAAGAGGAAATCGTTGAGTAATTTTGACATAATCGGGGATTTTTATGGCTAGAGGCTCGTTTGTCGGTTTGCCTGTAGCTACCCTTACTTCTCTTCGCACAAAGTATCTTGAGTGTTTAGAGGCGATTGCGGTAGCGGGTGCGTCCTATTCGATAGGGGGTAGGTCTTTTAGCCGTGCCAACCTTGGCGAAGTCAGGGACACGATTGAAGAATTGACTTACGCAATCAAGCTGGCAGATGGTTCAAGAGTGCTTACCACCTACGCAAAGTTCGGCCCGTGAAGAAAGCCAATCTGAATTTGATTGATAAGGCAATCGCCTTCATCAACCCCAAGGGCGCAGTTGATCGGCTGGTTGCCCGTCAAAAGCTCAAGAATTTTGAATACGATGCGGTCAAATATACCCGCGAGCGCAAAGGCCCAAGCTCGCTTTCGGGTGCTGAAGATTATCGTTCCAATTATGATCGGGTAGAGTTGATGAAAAGGGCGCGGGACTTGGCCGAGAATGTTGGCCTAGTTCGCTCGATCCTGATGAAATTTGCGGGTCATGTTGCCGGAGCAATCAGCTACCAAGCCCGAACCCAGAATCCCCAAATCAATTCCGATGTGGAAGCATATTGGGCTGAATGGTGGGACAAGTGCGACATCTCCACAAGGCACACAGGCTCAACGCTTATGCAAGTGGCGGTTATGTCCATGTTGCGTGACGGCGATTTTTTGATGGTTTTAGTCCGCGATTCTGATGGCAACCTAAAGATTCAAGGCATCGAGGCCGACAGACTAGGCGACCCCTTCAAAGTTTATACTAGCCTAGAATTGATAGGCGGAATCCATATTGACCGCACAACTGGCGCACCCACGGCTTACGATATTTACAATCGGAGCATCGGGGATTTCTATACCTACCAGCTAACCATTCCTTCAAGCCAAGCCTTTCACCTTTTCGACCCGCTTCGGATAGATCAGTATCGTGGCATTTCCGCATTCCATACGGCCATCAATGACGCAACGGACATTCACGAACTTACCAGCTTTGAAAAAATGGCGGCGAAGGTCGCAAGCTCCCAAAGCGCAATCGTAAAGCGGAACAACAATAACGCCGCAGATTTATCCACGCTTACCAATGATGAGGGCTTCGCGGGGAACGCGATCAAGCTGGAAGCAATCGAGTCGGGCAAAATCTCTTACCTAGAGCCCGGAGAGGACATCGTTTTCCCCAATGGGCCAAGCCGCCCCTCGGGTGCTTTCATGGAGTTTCACAAGGTTCTCATGCGGAATATATGCCTTGGTCTTGGCATTCCTTATTCTTTTGCCGTTGACCCTTCAGCCATGAGTGGCCCGACTGCTCGCCTTGAGATGCAACAGGCAGGGCGCACCTTCCGCCGCTACCAGAACCTCCTCAACGATAAAGTTCTTCGCCCGATCAAAAACATCGTTCTGGCCGATGCGGTTGCTCGGGGCCTTATCAGCGGAACCGAGGGGGCCAAGACGACCAAGGGCATCTTTAATTTCGGGGCGAATGTCTCAATAGATTTATCACGAGATTCCGCCTCTTCGATAGCAGAATTTAAGACAGGATTGCGGACGGCTTCTGATATTTATAGTGAGCGCGGCCTAGATTTTGAAAGCAGTTTAAGGCAAAAGGCACAGGAAGCGGCCTTAATTAAGAGCCTTGCCAATGAATACGATATTCCGGCCGTGGCAATCTCCGATATTGTAGAAAGCCTTGTCTATGCCCAACAAGCCGCCCAGAGAGCAGGGCAAGCGCAAGAGGGCGGGGCTGGCGATGGCACACAAGCAATCCAAGACATTTCTCTCAACGGCGCACAAGTGGCAAGCCTTATCAATATTATCAACGCCGTGGCGGCTGGCGCACTTACAAGGGATGGAGCTGTTTCGGTTATCACGGCCGCCTTCCCGACCATCTCCGAGGAACAGGCCCGATCCATCATGGCCGGGACTAAAGAAGGAGAAATTATCCCAACGACTAAAGAAGAGAGGATTGCAACCGCCGTAGCCCAAGCACCACAGCAAGAGGTTAAGGCCGAAGCAATAGAAGATAAAAAAAAAGAACTCTTTGAAAAGTTAAGTAAAGAGGACTGGAAAATGCTCATCGCCGGAATGATGGGCGGGATTGAGTTGGGCAAGTATGATGGGATTGATTTCACTCCACCACAAGGAGCTAGGGATGCGGCTAAAAGAGCTTTGGATGTAAGGGAGGGCAAACCAGCCAGCCAAAAGGGAATGACACCTGTAGGCATCGCCAGAGCAAGAGATTTAATGAATGGCGTGAAACTCTCGCCCGACACCGTCCGCAGAATGAAAGCCTTCTTTGATCGCCACGAAGTCGATAAGAAAGGCGCAACTTGGGACGAACAAGGCAAGGGCTGGCAAGCGTGGAATGGATGGGGCGGTGACGCTGGTTATGCTTGGGCAGGGAAAGTGGTTGGACAGATGGAGGCAAGGGACAAGAAAGAACTAGCAGAACCATCCGTTTGCCCAATCGCAACCCAAGACATCAAAACAAATCTAGCCAATAGGCAGACAGCGGTGGACGATGCGAACTACGGCCCAGCCAATCCTAACGAACCCAACGAGGACTATTGGAAAGCCAAGGCAGACGAGTTCCAAGGCGATGTAGCCACGGCCAAAAAGATGCTTTGCGGTAATTGTGCGGCCTTCGACCAAAGGACTAAAGTTCTTGGGTGTATTAAGAAGGGCATCGGCGAAGATGCAAATGAAGTCGCTATTGGTGGCAATCTAGGTTACTGCGAGATTTTTGATTTTAAATGTGCGGCCAAAAGAACTTGTGACGCTTGGATTGTGGGTGGCCCAATGACTGATGAGAAGGCAAAGGAACTAGCCCGACCCGGCCCAAAGTCTGCGGCACAAACTCCCGCACCGCCCAAGGAACGGATTAAGGGATCAAAAGAAAACCCCGAAGGCACGGCGGCCACAAGGTCAAAAGCTGGCGACATAGAGATTTCAGAGGCCAATGAGCAAGCCCTTAAAGACAAGATTGCCCAGTTCAAAAAGGATCACCCCAAGAAGAACGCGCCCAGCCTTGGGACTCTAAAGAAGGTATTCCGCAGGGGTGCTGGGGCTTATTCGACTAGCTTTAGGCCGACCATCACAGGAGGCCAGCCCAACAGCCGAAACGCTTGGGCGATGGCTAGGGTGAACAAGTTTCTCAAGATGGCTGGCGGTGGAGAGGTCAAGGAATCCTACCGCAAAGCCGATGGCGACCTTTTGACATAAGGAAAAAACCATGCCCCTACCGACCCCTAGAGCAGACGAAACCGAACAAGAATTTGTTAATCGCTTCATGGGCAACGATACAGCTGTCAGCGATTTTCCAGACGAAAAGCAAAGGGCGGCGGTGGCATATCGTACCTATCGGGATGAGGAAATGGAGGAGTTGGAGTTGGGGGGCGTTTCAATCCTTGAGGTTGGGGAGGCAAAGGGGCATGACTTATTCGTGGATAAGGTGAGCCTAGAAAAAGCCCTTGCCATTATGAAAAAGGCTCCCAATGGCATTAAGGTGAAGGTGGATCACGGAACTGGATTATCGAGCGTTTGCGCCTTGGCTCGCAACCCCCGCATCGAAGGCGACAAACTAGTTGCCGACCTTCGCCTTCTCCGCAACTCCCCGCATTATGGCCTCATCAAAGAGATGGCCGCAGAGGCTCCCGACCAGTTCGGCGTTTCCCTAGCTTTCGTGAACGAATCCGAAACCATAGATGGCAAAGACTACATTCGCCCACAATCTATCGCTTCCGCCGACCTAGTTTCTAGCCCTGCGGCAACTAACGGACTTTTTGAGGAGATGGTTAAGTTTATGCAGAAATTCGGCTACATGGCCGGAGGGAAGCCCATTCCAGTTGATCTGCCAGAGGCAGTTGAGGAGGGGGCAAATTTGACAAAGGAGAAAAAAGCAATGCAAGAGAACAAAGCCGACTATACAAAGGACATCGAAGATATTAAAGTTCGTTTGTCCAAGCTTGAGGAGTCGATGACCCCCAAGACTGAAGAGAAAAAGGCCGAAGCCCCCGAAATTAGCGTGGAAATCGAGCCGAAAGAAAAAGAAGAT